ATACACCCGATAATTATATAATAGTTATTGGGTTATTTTTATGTTATTAGTATATATTATAATAAGCTGGATAAGCTCCAGCAGAAAGGGGAACAGATGGAGAAAGTACAGGAAACAGCAGAAACTCCCGAAGTATTTCAAAACGACATAGAACTGTATTTATCGCAGTTCTGCGAAGAACACAACATTGAAGATATGACCAAAGAACCACAGAGCCGATGGAACGCTGCCCTAATGTATATAAATAAATATGTTTTTGGTGATAAAAGTATATTAAAATTAAATAAGAATATTAATAAAAATAATACTAATTGTATCATGAATAGTAATTTTTATATGTATGATTTAGATAAATTAGAGTATATATTATATATATATTATTATTTATGTTCTGTATATGATAAAGAATGTAGTATAATGGGATATAGCTTATTAACTGGTATTAATTACGATACATTAATGGACTGGGGAGCAGATGAAAGAAAACTAAGTACAAAAGGCTTCGATATCGTGCAAAAACTGCGCATTTTTCGCGAGGAAAGCCTATCAAACAAGCTCGCAACCGGTAACAAAAACCCTGTCGGAATCCTTGCAATACTTAACAGACATTATGCTTGGAATCTTCCCGGTGTCAGCAGAGAAAGCACCGCAAAAGTCATTAAGACCGCATCAGATCTGCCGCAGCTTGGCACATCCGGAAACGCTCAAGGCTCTAATGTTCGTCAAATTGCACAGCAAGAAAACATTGTGCAAGATGTACAAGAAATCCCACAAAGCCAGTAAACAAGCGAATTGTAGCCGTTTGCCTCACGATAACATGATTTCGCTAAAGTTGAGTTTAGCGAAGTGATAAAACGGAACATTTGAGCGACAAAAACACGACAAAACCAGTAAACAAGCGGATTGACGGCGGTTGTATGATAATTATTCATTGCACAATGGCTCCGCTCTGGCTGATTTCATTGTGCAAGATGTATAACGCATGGCGTGGGGGTTATTAGTTTTCAGATTTTCGCCCCAACTAAGTCGCTCAAATATTCTCAAAAATAAAAAGGCTTATTATATATATTTATATATACATAATCAACCAATAATAATTTATTAAACTATATAAAATAACCATTATATTTATTAATATATAACTTTGATAATAACTCACATAATATAATCAATAAATCTACTGTACAAATCTGATAGATAGGTGTATAATAAATACATCTTAATTATTCACAAGATATTCAATAAATACACACATCAAAACGGCTAATTCAGCCGAGTAAATTCCAAAAAATTTTAAAAAATAAAAAAGAGTCAGGAGTTAGAAATGCAGTGCGATAAGTATCTAGGTTTGGCTATGGCTATGCGTACTAACGATAAAAAGTCTACAGATAGGCTTGAGAAAAAGATTGATGATTTTATTCCGCTTAAAGATGTTGCACCCAGCGTCAATGAAAAGTCGGTAAACGACAATGTTAATCATCCGAGCCATTACGCAACCGGTAAATATGAGTGTATAGATGTTATGCTTGAGATATTCGGTATCGAAGCTGTTAAAACATTCTGTTTGCTCAATGCTTTTAAGTACAATTACCGAAGTGGTAGAAAGAATGGCTTAGAGGACATTCAAAAAGCCAAGTGGTACATTGACAAATACATAGAATTGTCAGAATAGTCGTGTCAGTCAATGAAAGTATAATGGTTGCAAAGGATAGTACACTGCGACTTGTAGTGAATGCATACTGGGAATAGCCACTATTGCCCTTTAGTATAATGGTTAATGCACAGGAACTTGATTCCTGCAATATGGGTTCGATTCCCATAAGGGTAGTTTATTTTTCTTTTATTCGTTTGGCTGTTCATTATTGTGTTTTTGCATTTTACACAGAACAGTCCTCCTTTCATATACCTCTTTGGATTTTGCTCAGTTAAAAGCGGTGCAAGACCGCTTGAGAGGGTTTGGCGTGTATATATATACATAGCCATGTGAAAATCAACTTATCAAGAAGCACTCCTTATCAAAACACCCCTAATATTTTATTGTTTCTGTTCTTGTTTCTTGATAGCCGTTATAGGCGGTATTTGCAGATATGGTGTAATGGTATCACAAGAGATTGCTAATCTCTCTAACGAGTAAAATTGTTATGCAGGTCCGATTCCTGCTATCTGCATTAGGTGCGGTTCAAAAGAACATCCTGAAAGCGCGAGGGATAATTTGCAAATGCCGACCCTCATAGGATTGCAACGCATCTATGCCACTATTCAAAGTTTAATGTTGGGCGCATTAGACAGTTGTAAAACAGATAGTGGTAACGTCTTTACGGATAGTAGTTCAGTTGGGAGTAACGCTTGATTTATTCAAGTAGTCATAGGTTCAAGTCCTATCTATCCGATTACAACAAACTAGCTTGACGAAGCGAAAAGCACTTCCGCTGTGCCTGTTTGTTGTTTTTATCAATTAAGCGGAGTATGTATCACAGGCATACATAAATGATATCAAGCGGAGGTATTTAATTATGGCAACAATTAGAGTGCATAAAACAAAAAATTACACGGTTATGAGTAATACTCATTTAAGGGATAAGAATTTAAGCCTGAAAGCAAAAGGATTATTATCTGTAATGCTTTCATTGCCCGATAATTGGGATTATTCAATAGCTGGGTTAGTTGCAATAAGCAAAGAAAATGAAACAGCCGTTAAGTCGGCTTTAAATGAATTAAAAGATAATAATTATGTTGCAGTTACCAAGGAAAATCCAACAAAAAGCAATGGCGGAAGAATAAAATACACTTACGAGGTTTACGAAGAACCGCATAAACAGAAAGTAGAAAAACAAGATATAGAAAATCTAGGGGTTGAATGTCAACAGGTAGAAAACCACGGACAATTAAATACTAATGAATCAAGTACTGATGAATTAAATATTGATATACAAAATACTAATGAATTAAATACTAAAAGTAATTCTCTTAACAGAGAACAATGTAATTCTTTTTTACCCAAAGATAAAAAAGTGAAAGAGTTTAAGCCGATAAGCGAATACTCTCAAAGTGATTGGGAAGTTGCCGAAGAAAGAATGATAAACAGAGCCGGCAAGATAGCTTATGATTGGACTAATGATAAAACGCTCAAAGAAAATGTAGAAGCATTCTTTAAATACTTTTTAGATAAACACGGAGAATGTACTGAGAAATATCATTACCCATTAACGGACAAGGTTCTATCAAGAGTGGTAGATAATTTAACAAAAGAAACCGACATAGAGCGTGACGGATATACAGATACCTATTATGCGGCTATAAGTGATATGGACGATAATACAGACTACAAGATGCTAGTTGATGAATATTTCAATACAAAGTTTTCGGCACAATGTGATTACAGCTTAGTTCACTTTTCTTCTGAAAAGGTTTTAATTAACATTATGAATCACGCTTGTAAGAGTAGTTGGTGTGAAAGTAAGGAGTGATTATTATGGCTATGGGTGTACATCCATTAAACAAAGATAAGTTTTATGAAGCAATTAACTTATACATATCAGGGCAGGCTTCACAAGTAAAGGCGGCAAAAGTAGCAGGTTGTAGCGTACCGACATTTAAGAAATACGCTAACAAGATTTATGGCGGCGAGGAATTACCAGATAATTTATGGGGGAAGAATAATGATTGAGAGAATTGTTAATCGCTGGATAAGACGCAAGACAAAGAATTTAACAAGAATACCATTGTTTATGATGACATTTAACTATCGTAAATATAAAGCAGACGGAAAGAAAGATAGTTGCATGCTTTACGCACATCCAGATATTGCCAAAGATGAATTTGTGAAAAGCAAATTACAGGAAGTTGTTGACTATATCAGAGATAACTATGATTTAGACATTTTTACGAGGATTTGAGGTGTAATATGTGTGAATTTTGCGAACAGAAATTTAATGAACATAATTTAGAGTTTGAGGTAAAAGAGCTGTCTGAAAGAAAAGAAAGCAAATATAACGAGGGATACTATACCGGGATACAGGCATATGTTGACATTGAGGGCAGCACGCTAAATATATTTGCTTGTCTTGATAACGAACATATAAAGCCTTTAAGCATGACTAAGGATGTAAAGATTAATTACTGTCCTATGTGTGGCAAAAAATTGAGAGAGGACTAAGTATGTGTAATTTTTGCAAAGATATAGCAACGTGCGATGATGAATACATGAAAAGAAGATACGTTGGCGGAGATTTTATCTGCAAAGATGAAGATGGATTTGGAGTGTTGATTGACACAGGAGACAGTGGTTGCCTTGGATATATAAAAATCAATTATTGCCCTATCTGCGGTAAAAAGCTATGCGATGAAACCGAAACGCCGATTGAACATTTCTTAAAATCAGAAATTGAAAGAAGCAAATTACGAATGAATGCTTATGCAGAATGCTTCGATGGGGTTCATGTTGACAATGATACTCGTAAAAAACTTTTGGAAAGTCATATAAGATTTTGTAAAAATGCACTAAAACAGTGTATGGATGTTTGAAAATTGGTGGAAGAATGATATTGTGTAAAATAGCATTGTTTATTTACTATATCTTATCGTTATGGCTCATAAAGAAAGCCAAAAATATTAGGGAAGTCACAGAAGTGGGTTTTTAAGTATCATATTTCTTTTAACATTGATTTTCATGCAGACTGTAATAGAAAAGGTATGCCGTACATAAATGTCAACTGCCAATTTGAAAAGTATGTATGTGATAAGAACGGAGTGCCAATCGTATCTAACGGTAATATGGTAAAAGAACGCTGTATTGCTAAAATTTAATATATGAAAGGAAAAGCAGAATGAAAAAATTATTTGTAAGTGTGCCAATGAAAGGTAGAACAGAGGAAGAAATCAAAGCAAGTATTCAGAAAATGAAGCAGATTGCAGAGATATACGAGGGTGAGGAATTAGAGCTTATTGACAGCTACATTGAGGATAATCCGCCACAGAATAATAATCAGGCTATATGGTATCTTGGAGAAAGCCTTAAGAAGTTAGCGCAGGCTGATGTGTTTATCGGAATTGAAGGCAGTTGGTGTTGGAATGGATGTCACATTGAAAGAATAACCGCTGAAAAATATGGCATAAAAACATATGCGTGCCCAGCAGAAGATGTAATTGATTGTTATTCTTTATTGCTGGAGAAAAAAGGGATATATGCATGCACAACCAAAAGAAATATTTATCCTAACATTTAAAGATGATTGCTGAAATAATAAATATTACCGCCATATAAGTGATTTATGGCGCTACCCTAAAACAATTATAGGCAGAGGTCTATAAGCACCTTTGCTAAAAAGTGGAGGTGCTTTTCTTATGGCTAGTCAGAGCCTTATTTCTACAGTTAATGGATATGAAAATTACATAAAGAGAAATGGAATTGATGAACAGGTAATTAATGCCTATGTAGACGCTTGCAGTGTAGCCATAAACGGCGAGAAAGATATTGAGTATGGGTTACAGCTTACAGAAAGGACAAAAGAGCTTATAGAGCGTTTCTGCAAGGATAAGACAGGTGGAACGATATGGGATTTAGAGAAGTATGCGTTTGCAAATAAAACGGAATATGAGCTGATTAATTGGTTTTACGATATTTTGCTGATTGAAGCACAGAACAAAGTAGTTGACAGCTTTTTTAGATACATAGAAAAGAAACGTGAACCTAAAGAAAGATTCTATATGCCGAGAAGAAAACAGTTTATCAAAATAGGCTTAATAGAAGCATTACAAGGCATGATTGATGATAAATATGATATTTTATGTATTTCTCTCCCACCCGGAACAGGAAAAACCACAATCGAAAAGTTTTTTCATTCTGCGGTTATAGGTTGGTACTCAAACGGATATAACCTTTTTTATTCACACAGCGGAGACATTACACGAATGTATTATGATGGAGTATACGATATTGTCACAAACGCTGACGAGTATACATGGGGAGAAGTGTTCCCTGGACTTAAAGTAACAAGTACAAATGCAAAACTTGAACAGTTTAACGTAGGAAAATATAAGCCGTTTCAATCTGTACAATGTACATCTGTCGGCAGTAAAAATGCCGGTAAAGTTCGTGCAAACAAATTTCTGCTAGTTGATGATATGATAGGCGGCATTGAAGAAGCACTAAACCCAACCTATCTTGATAAATTGTGGGATAAATATGCAGTAGATGCACGACAAAGAAAGATACCGGACGAGGATGGAAACCCATGTAAAGAAATACATATTGCTACAAGGTGGAGCGTTAGAGACGTAATAGGACGTATTATACAAGCTTATGAGGGAAACAAACGAGTCAAAGTAATATCCGTGCCTGATGTAGACCCAGTAACAGGAGAAAGTAATTTTGACTTTGAATTTGGTGGCTATACTGTAAAGGATTTTGAAGATATTCAGCTACTTATGGATGAAATCTCATATCGCTGCCTGTATAAACAAGACCCTATAGAACGTGAGGGCTTATTATTCCCAGACGATAAAATCCGAAGATATCTCAATTTACCACACGGAGAGCCGGAGATTATTACCGCTCAATGTGATACAAAGGGTAAAGGAACGGATTACTTTGTACTACCTGTATTGCAGAAACACGGAGAAGATTATTACTGCGTTGATTGCGTATGTGACAACACAGCAGATTATGAAGAACAATACAGAAATGCTGCAGGTGTACTTGTAAATAACAAAGTGCAAGAGTGCGAATTTGAGCGCAATGCCGGCGGAGATAGGGTTGCAATGGAAGTTAATAAGCGTGTAGAGAGCGTAGGCTGGATATGTAATATTACAGATACACCTACAGAAACAAACAAAGAGGCAAGGATTTTTCAATGCTCTAACTGGATTTTGCAACACATTATTTTTAAAGACTCATCGCTTTACAAACCTAATGAACCATACGGAATAATGATGTCGTTGCTAAAACAGTATTCAGTATCTGGAAAAAAGCAGTTGGATGATGTTCCAGATGTTTTTTCAAACTTTGCATTGAGGATGACAAAAGGAAATCGGGTTAAAAAAACAGTCATTATGTCAAGCCCAATATAGGAGGTTAATCTATTATGACGACTAAGGACTATCTGAATCAGATAAGTTATTACAACAAGATAATTGATAATAAATTGATAGAAATAACACAGTATAAAGAATTATCATACAGCATATCAGCAATTGTTAATGAAGAAAGAGTTATGTCATCATCAGATCCAGACAAAACAGGCTGCGGATATGTCAGACTTGAACAAATGGAAGAAAACCTTGATAAGCTTATAGATAAATACATTGATGTAAAGAACAAAATAATAGAGCAGATAGAGCAGATAAACAACGAAGATTATTACACAGTATTGTTTCTAAGATATGTCAGAAAGTTTACATTTGAAAAAATTGCAAATGAAACAGACTGGTGCTGGCGGCAAGTACACAGAATACATGCTAAAGCCCTGCAAGCCTTTGAAGATAAATATGGAAATGAATATTTATAAAAGATGTCATAGAATGTCATATTGCACTAATGATATACTGTATCTGTAAGAAGTTACAAAGATGTTTTTCATAAACAAAACATTCCTTATCGAAAGCACCGTTGCTTAATTGTGATGGTGCTTTTTGTTATGCAACGAGGTAAAAATATGAATTTTTATATGAATAAAGATAAATCAATTATGTGTCCGAACTGCCATAAGTTTTTAACTAAGGCAGATAAGAAAGACCCACGCACACACAAACTAGCTTGCAAACATTGCGGCAAATGGATTTGGTATGTGCCGAATGATGATGATAATTTTCAGATTAAAGAAATTCCACAGAGCAGAAGCTCAAGTGGTATGACATTTTATTAGAGGTGTAAGAAATGCAGACAGGAAGAATTGTATTAACAACGGATGTTCCGGAAATAACATATGAAAATGTGTTAGATGTATTAAGAGATGTCTTTTCAACACACATACAAAACGCCAACAGAATACAGGATCTTCTTGATTACGATGCAGGAATACAGCCGATAATTAGGAAGAACCCTAAGACTTACAGACCGGACATTGATTGTGAGTGTGTAGACAATGTCGCTCATCAAGCATCAGAATTTTGGACTTCATTCGCTTGGGGAAATCCTATTTCGCTTGTGCAGAACGGTGATGGAAAAGAGAAATTCGTTGCAGACGGAATATCGGAACTTAACAAACAGTACGAACTTGCAAAGATTAAAGCAAAGACGCAAGACTTGGGAAGATATGTAACAATCGGGGCGACATGTAATGTTCTTATAGATGTAAATATGGAATGGAAAAAGAATAAGCCATATTTCACATTAGACATATTAGACCCACGAACATCATTTGTAGTGAAGTCAAGCTATTATTCCGATAAGCGAACAATGATGGGCGTTACTTACAGACACGATAGAATAACCGGGAACAACTACTACACTTGCTTTACAAAAGATTTCCGCTTTGAAGTGGTTAATCTCAATAAGATTGCGAACGGAGATTATACGAAAAAAGAAGCGTGGAGACATCAGCAAAGAAGCGGGGAAGTAAATCCGCTTGGAATTGTGCCTATAGTTGAATATTTTAGGGCATATGACCGCATGGGAGTTTGGGAACATCAAATGTCTGAGTTAGATAATCTAAACTTACTCATTTCAGACTTTACCAATGATGTTGAACAGAATACGCAGGCGGTATGGCATACAAACGATGTTGACTTCCCTGTAGAGAGAAAAGTTACAGACAATGAGGATGGCACACAGACTATTGAAGAAACTGTAAGGAAACCAAAATCTGGCGAATGGATGCAGACTTATACATCGGCGGACGGAAAGACACCAATTGTTGAATCTCTTGCAATTAATTACGATTACACAGGGATGCTCAATAACATCCAGTATCGTAGAAATAAGATACTGGAAAAATGCAATGTTCCACTTACAAATGACAATGCGTCTAATATAACAGGCGTTGCAGCTAGTAACGCAAGCGGATGGGACCATGCAGAAGCAGCGGCAACAAAGTTACAGATGATAACCGAAAGCTGCAAAATGGATGAACTAGAAGTAGTTCTTGCGGCTATTGATAAAAGTCCGTATGTCCCACAAGATAGTCCATTAAGGCTTATAAGCCTTGAGGATATTGAAATTAACATTAAGAGACAAAAGCTATACGAATTATCAACAAAAGTCAACAGTATAGCAACACTTATTAATACAGGCATTAATGGAGGAAAAGTACTTAATGCAATTCCTGTATTTGACGACCCTAACGAAGTTTGGGAAGCAAGCAAGGAAACGGTTGAAAAAATACAAAAGGGCAATATTAAAGATGATACAACTAACAATGACCGCACGATGCAAGACTTGAGCGACCAAGTCGGCAACAGCCCTCTGATTGATAAGAGCAGAACAAATAAATAATCAAGGTATATAGCCACTGGGAATTATCCTAGTGGCTTTTTATATGCACAGAGAAGTGGATAAAACACAATGAGACAGAGAAGTCAATAAAACACAGAAAAGTGAGGTAACGAAAATGGCAGATGAAGCTAAATCAACAGCAACCGAAAACCCAACAGATACAAAGACAACCGAAGTAAAGCCAAATACACCAACAGTTGAAGAACTGATGGCACAGCTTGCTACAGAAAAAGCAGACAGAGCCAAGGAAAAGCAGGCACTTGATAAGGCTTTAAGGGAAAAAGGAGAGCTTACCAAGGCTTTAAGAGCAAAGCAGACAACCGAGGAACAGGAAGCGGAAGCTAAGGCAGAAGCGGAACGCTTACAGAATGAGAAGTATGAGGAAGCTGTAAAAGAACTTAATCATATTAAAGCGGTTAATGCTTACAAGAGCGTATCTGAAAAGTCTGTAGAAAAACTGATTGATGCAGTTTCAGACGCAGACCATAACACTATTGCAGCAATTATAGAAGCTGAAAAGAAAACAGCAGTCGCAGAAGCACAGGCTGAATGGATGAAATCAAGACCTAGAGTTAATGCAGGGGGAGAATATTCCGGCATGACAAAGGAACAGATTATGGCTATTCCGGACAGAAATGAGCGTAGAAAAGCTATTGCTATGAATATGGATTTATTTAATTAGGAGGTAAATATGGCGGCAGAAGAAAATTTAATCAAGAAAGCTGACCTTGTAAGAGCAAGAGAGGTTGAGTTTGTAAACATTTTTAGTGAGAACATCAAGAAGTTAATTGAGGCACTTGGAGTAACAAGAAAGATTCCGAAGCAGGCGGGCTACACATTAAAGTCCTACAAGGCTACAGGAACACTTGAAAACGGAGAAGTCGCAGAGGGCGAAACAATCCCACTCTCTAAGTATCAGACAGCTGAAGTAAACTACAAGGAAATCACTTTGAAGAAGTGGAGAAAAGCCACATCAGCAGAGGCGATTATCAGTGGAGGCTATGACCAGGCGGTACAGATGACAACTGACAGAATGTTACTTGATGTTCAGAAAGGCATTAGAGGCGACTTTTTCACATTCCTTGCAACAGGCACAGGAACAGCAACAGGCGTAGGTTTTCAGGCAGCACTTGCACAGGCTTGGGGACAGTTACAGGTCAAGTTTGAAGACGATTCAATCGAAGCTGTGTATTTTATGAATCCACTTGATGTAGCTGATTATCTTGCTAAAGCACAGATTACATTACAGACAGCATTCGGTATGACTTATGTAGAGAACTTCCTCGGTCTTGGAACTGTTATTTTTGACAGCAAAGTACCAAAGGGAACCATCTACGCAACAGCAAAAGACAATATCGTACTGTATTACATTCCTGTTAATGGTGCAGACCTCGGAGAAGCGTTTGATTTCACATCAGACCAGACAGGTCTTATTGGTATTCACGAAACACCGGACTACAGCAATATGACAGCTTCTGACACAGTGGTTTCCGGCATTGTACTTTTTGCTGAAAGACTTGACGGAATTATTAAGTCTACAATCACAGAGGCAGAAGCGGCGTAAGGAGAATTGTTATGAGTTATAAGGTAATTTACAGGTTTATGGATTTACAAGACTTTAATCACATATACGAAGTTGGAGATGAATACCCTAGAAATGGTTCAGAAACAACTCCGTCAAGAATCAGAGAACTTGCAACCACAGAAAATAAAATCGGCAAACCGCTAATAAAAGGTATGCAGAATAATAATAGTTCTGTAAAACCTGTAGATTTGCCGAATGAACATAGCAAGGATTTAAATAAGACAGCTATAAATCGTATGTCTACATCTGATTTGCAGGCATTTGCCGCAGGGCAAGGTATAGACAATGCAGAAGAACTCACAGGAGCAGAGTTAAAGAAGCTGTTAATCGAGAAATTAGGATTATAGGAGATAGTTATGGAATACACCGCATTGGAGCAAATCAAAATCAGACTTAAACAATTTCATATTGATACAGTCACAAATGATGATAAAACGACATCTGATGTGGTAGTGTTCGATAACAAAGAAGACAATCCGATAATCGAACAGCTTATCAAACAGGCTACAGAAGATGTGAAAGCAAGAAGAAACTACCCTGACAGCTACACAGATGAAATGATAACCGAGGATTTGAAAAAATTTGAAAGTGTTATTGTTAATCTGGCTGTCTACGACCATTCACAGGCGGGTGAAGCATTTATGGCAAGCTACAATGAGAATGGTGTCAACAGAACTTGGAGAGATAGAGACAGCTTATTTGTTGGGGTATTTCCATTTGCTAAAGTGTTATAGAAGATTGTGCGTTACCAATATGGTAGCAGGCGGCACACATTAAGGGTGGTGGGCGGTGTGCCTATTAATAATTACAGGAGATATAAAATGAAAGATTTTTTATTACAGACATATACAATAATATTACCTATCGTATTAGGTTATATTGTCTGGCTCCTTAAACAGCAAAAAAAGGACAAAGACGCCAATAGCAAAGGTACAATGTTACTTTTGCGTGTACAACTTATCGAATACCACGATAAGTATATGAAACTTGGTGAAATACCATCCTATGCTTATGATAATTTTGTTGAAATGTATAACGCATATCACGCATTGGGCGGTAATGGCATGGTAACTAAGATGTATAACGAAATACAGGAAATTCACTTAAAGAATGGAGGCAAAGATTAAAATGGATATAACATCAGTATCAACAGTAGTTGCAATCGTTGTAATAACATATCTGATAGGCTTAGGAGCTAAGGCAATCCCACACATTAAGGATAATTACATTCCTATAATCGTAGGCGTTGCAGGCGGTGTCTTAGGTGTTATAGGTATGTATATAATACCGGACTTTCCGGCAAATGACATTCTTAATGCAATAGCAGTAGGAATTGTGTCCGGATTATCAAGCACAGGTGTTAATCAGATTTATAAGCAGGTAAAGAACAATGCTTGACATTAATAAGCAGGCTATGAAGTATTCACTTCAAGGGCAGACAGTAACTATTTATGAAAGAGACGATGACGGCAATATTCTTTATGAGGGATATACCGACACAGAGGGCAACTTTATTCCTTATCTTGATGATGAGGGAAATAAGATACCCAAAGTCCTTGAAGAGAAAACAGGCTTTTCAGAGCCGGTTGATTTTAAAGCTAACATATCGTTCAGCGGTGGAGAAGCACAGAGCAAAGAATATGGCTTTGATACCGCTGATTTTGACGCTATTTTACTGACAGATAGGAATATGTTGCCTGTTCAAAAAGGCGACCTCATCTGGCTTGATAGCAAGCCTACATACACATCTGACAGCCTTGTTGATGAAACATCAGCAGACTTTACGATTGTAGGCATTAAGCCGGCACTATATTCAACTAAGTATATGCTTAAAGCAGTTGTAAAGTAGGTGCATTATGGAAAACACAACAATTAATATTTTAGGAACAGAATATGCTATTGAACTAAGAACGCTTAACAATGAAGATGTTGACGGCTTTTGTGATAATACATCAAAGTTAATAGTAATTCGTTCTGATAACTATAATGAAGTAGGTAATTTTGTAGAATTGCAGAAGAAACAATTAAGACACGAAATAATACACGCCTTTCTATCTGAAAGCGGATTACAGTGCAATTGGCAGCATATAGAACAATTTGGACACGATGAAACAACTATTGATTGGTTTGCAATTCAATCACCTAAAATATTTAAAGTTTTTGTGGACTTAAAATTACTCTAAGGCGGTGTAATATGGCAAGACATACAATTGATATATCCTTGTCTGAAAAGTCTGTAAATGAAGCTATCAGACAGTTACAACAGTATAAGCAGAGTTTACAGTATAAATGTGAATTGCTTGTTGAACGATTAGCAGAATTAGGCGACAAAGCGGCAATTATGAGCGTCAATGAAAGTCCATTAGGCAGAACAGTAACATTAAGAGTTGACAGAAAGCCTATTCAAGACGGATACCAAGCCATTTTGATTGCTACTGGCAAAACTATTGAGGTAGAAGATAGAGAGCCATTTTACACGCTTTTAGCAATTGAATTTGGCGCAGGTATTTACTACAACAGCGATAATGAGAACCCTAAGGCTAATGATTTTAACTTGGGTGTAGGTACATATCCGGGGCAGATACATGCATTTGAAGATGGGTGGTATTACCTTGGAAATGATAATCAATGGCACTATACACACGGCGTTAAAGCCACAATGCCTATGTATAACGCCACAATGGAAATTGTTAATCAGTATAAGTGTATAGCGAAAGAGGTGTTTAGTTAATGGCAAATGCAAACGATTGGGCGATAGACCTTGAAAACACAGTTACAGCACTTGTCAAGGCTAAAACCCTAGCGCAATTAAAGAAAGCGTACCCCAAGATAGTTATAACAAACGAGGGGGAAAACAGCGGTCAAGCAGTATTCCCAACAGTATACATTCATTTATTGCCAACGGTAGAGCAAGGACAAACACTTGACGGACAGACAATCAACGCATTGTTAGCAACATTCCAAGTAGATGTTACAACTAACACAAGCAAAGCTGATTGCCGTAAGGTTATGGCAATAGTTACAGATACATTTAAGACAATGAGATTTCAAGGCAACGCAATGCCAGAGTTCTCAATCAGCAATAAAGTACACAAGAGTACCGCTAGATTCAGACGAATGATAGCGGCAAATGACAGATTAATGTAACAAAGAGCAGAAATGCTCTTATTTTTTTGCGAATTTTTAGGAGGTAGACAAGGCAATGGCAAGTACAAGTTATAAAGCTAGGGTTATCTACAAGGAGCATAGCGAAGATGGTTTTGCAGGCTCATACAAGTTAATGGTTGCGGCTAAGTCGATTTCAGCACCAGTATCAGCACCTAACACAGTTGAAAGTACAACATTTGAAGATGATTCACAGACATTCTTAATGGGTATCAAAACATCTGACGCTAAGACTTACACAGGAAACCTTGAAAAGGCTTATTTGCAGGACTTAATCAAAGCAGAGGGTAAGCAGTTAGATATTATTCAGTTATATGGTTCTGACGGATTAGGTGCGGTTGCTAAGTACGCATTTGTGGGGCAGGTAACAGCAACACCTAATGATGTTTCTGGTACTGATTCGGTACTTGAAATGACAGTAACAGCAGTTCCTAATACTTCACCTATCGAATGCACAGACAAGCTTCAAGTTGTCGAGGGTGCTGGTGGCACGTTCACAGTAACAAAGGTGGGGGAATAATAAGCCAATCGACTAAATCAAAGGCTGTGTCGATTGGTGACACAAACGCCAAAACAGCCGACTATACATCATATCTTGATGATGTAACAGAATGACAATTGATTGAAAGGGCGGTCTACGGACTGCCCCTTTCCTATGTTAAAGCATAGGGGGAAAGGGAAAATATGATGAATATTAATGTAAACGGAAAAGAATACAAAGTTGAGTTCTCTTTTGGTGCGGCAGAGTGCAAAGAGATAGTGCAGAAAATGTTTTCTGTTGTCAATGGTTCTTACTTACTTGCACAGACAGATAAAAGCGTCGCACAGGCTTCTTTTGACGGCTTAGCAAATATGACAGCAGATGTGCCAGAGATTTGCATATTAGCCATTTATGCAGGTTGTATTGATAATAACCCTGTAACAATGGATGAAGCAAAGGGACTCACTAGAGCATATATTACAGAAAAGAGAAAGACAGATAAGAGTTACGGATACAGAACATTATTCGAGGAAATCAAGAAAGCGATGGAAGATGATGGTTTTTTCGAACTGAGCGGAATAACAGCGATGTTAGAGGAAATGGCGAACAATGTGGAAGAAGCGACACAGGAACAGAAGAAACCGACAGTAGTACCACAAGACCACTTAAAGAAACAGACTTCCACAAAATAATCTGGGAAGAATACTTTGTCTTAGCCAGTTCACTAGGCGTTAGTTATTCGGACTTTTTAAAAATGACACCTACAAAATTATTACTATATGCAAAAGGCAAAAAAATTGATAGACAAAATCGAGACGCAGAAATGTATAACTGGTTTTTAGTTTATGCAATTCCAGCTATTTCTTGCGGAATAGGTGCAGCATTTAATAAAGATGTACACATTGAATATCCTAAACAAGCTATTTTATCAGAAAAAACAGAAGAAAGTGAAGAAGATACATATGATAAGGAGTTACAGCTGATGTTACTCAATGAGCAAAAATGGGCGGCACAGACTGAAAAGAAAGGACTACCGCCAACAATCCTATAAAAGGGGGCTAAGGCGTGGAATTAGATTCATTAGAAGTCAAAATTACCGGTACTGCCACTAAAGCTATCAATTCTGTTGATAAACTGATAAATCAGCTTACAAGGCTATCTACATCACTTGCGACTGTGAACGGCTCATCGCTAAGTGGTCTTGCAAATGGTGTTAATCAGTTAGGCTCTGCTATGCAGAATATGAACGCAGGAACAGCAGATTTTACCCGACTTGCCAAGAACATCACGAAGATAGGTTCTGTTGATTCAGTTGCACTAACTAACACAGCTACATCACTTCAAGCTGTCACAAAAGCGGTTGCAAGTATATCAGCCATACCGCAAAACGCAACACAGGTCACAGAATTTGCAAAGTCACTTGGCAAACTAGGCGGTAAAAGTATTGAAAATGCCACAGTGAATATCCCTAAACTGGGTAATGCACTGAATGGCTTAATGACCACATTATCAAGAGCACCTAATGTAAGTAGTAATGTTATTGCTATGACTAATGCGTTGGCTAATTTAGCAAGCCAAGGTTCAAAGGTGGGTACTTCTTCTGCTTCACTACAAAAAACGCTGTATGGCGTTTCTACAAGTGCTAGGACAGCAACTAAAAGCAGTTGGAGCTTAGCAAGTGCGATAGGTAAGTTTTATGCAACTTATTTTATGGTAATTCGTGGCAGTAAGAAACTTATAGAAGCTATAAAATCAACAACAGATTACATTGAAGCGTTCAACTATCAAGCGGTAGCGTTCGGTAAAATCGGTTCAGAATGGGATAAGGATTACGAAAAGTACGGATATGATAATGCTACAGCATATGCAGAAAGTTTTCAAAGTAGAGTAAATGATACCCTTGGAAAGCTATCTGGTTTAAAAGTTAATGTTCAAGGCGGCTTACTTGAAGAAAGTGGAGCAAAGAACTTAGGACTTAACATACAAGAGATAACGCAATACGCTTCACAGCTAGCTTCTGTTACTAACTCATTAGGACAGACAGGCGAAGCAACAACGGCAATAACAAAGTCAATGACAATGCTTGCAGGCGATATAAGCTCGCTTTTTAATGTGGACTATTCAACAGTTGCACAGAACTTACAAAGTGGCTTAATCGGTCAATCAAGAGCATTGTATAAGTATGGTATTGATATTACCAATGCTACATTAGCGACATATGCTTACAACTTAGGCATTTCTAAGTCTGTATCTGAAATGACACAGATGGAAAAACAGCAATTAAGAGTATTGGCAATATTAGACCAAAGTAAAGTATCGTGGGGGGATTTGGCTAATAAACGGAAGAAAGTTAATGATATAGCTTATCTTCCAAGTGTTGCATAAGAATGAAAACATCTTATGACAATCGGGCAAAATCGGTGAAGGCTAAAGTTTTTAAAACGAGCAATTTATGGTATAATATAAATATGAATAAAATTTATATTATATACAAAGCAACTAATAAAATCAATGGTAAAATATACATTGGAAAAACTTATAATCTTGAAAAAAGAAAGAAACAGCACATTGACGATATAAACAATGGCTTACCTTTTCACAATGCATTAAAGAAGTATGGTATTGATAACTTTGAATGGGAAATAGTTGATAAAGCAGATAGTGATTCTGAAATCAGAGAAAAAGAAATACAATGGATCAAGAAGTGCAATTCTTGTATATCATTCCCAAACTCAAACGGATACAATATCACACTTGGTGGCGAGGGTGGAATATCTTGGAATTCAAAGCCTGTTCTTCAATATGACCTTAATGGGAATTACATTGACGAGTATATAAGCTCATCACATGCAAGCGTTGTAACAGGTTTACAAAGACATGATATATCTAATTGCGCAAAAGGCATAGTAAACCGTTCAGGTGAATATATGTGGCGTTATAAAGTTGGTGAAAATATCCCTAAAAAGATTGCTTCTTATTCAAAGAAAGCAAGTGCAAGGAAGCGTGCTGTAATGCAACTTGATAAAGAGGGGTTTATTCTTAACATTTTTGATTCATTAACACAAGCGAGTCAAGAAACATCAACATCAAGAACAAGCATATCTTTTTGCCTAAGTGGTAAAAATGGAACGGCAAACAATTATGTATGGATATATGCTGATGAATATAATCCAAGCAAAGATTATAAGTATAATGGCATAAAAGAGGGAAAAGGTATTTACCAACTTGATGACGATAGAAAAATCGTGAACCACTTTAATAATTGCACAGAAGCGGCTAGATATATGAATGAACCCGACAAAGTGCATAAACAGATTCACAAGGCTATCAAGACAGGGAATAAATGCAGAGGGTTTTATTGGGTTAAAGTTGAAAGCTATGCTAATACCGAGATAACTTAATAGATTACGAGCAGGCTATTAAGTATTGTAACGAGTAGGAATTGAATAAATATAACATTCCCAAGAGTGTCCGACACTACTGTATATAGGACAGTATGAGGTGGAAGTGGCTACCACCAAACCAAACGTAAAAACGTGGGTGATAATGTACTCTGAACTTATAGGAAACTATAAGAGGTATAGGATAAAGAGCCTATACGATAACAAATTTGACAATAAATTCTCCAAGTAACATGTTACGCCAGTTCAGCAACAATATGAAAGAAGTCGGAATGGTAGCAGGACAGCTATTTATCCCAATTCTCTCAAAGGTTATGCCAGTTGTAAACGGCGTTACTATTGCAATCAAGCGACTTCTAGTGAACCTTGCAAGCCTTATGGGCGTTAAGATTGACTTTGAAAGCTTCGGACAAAGCGGTTACAAAGATACTTCTGACGGATTAGAAGATATTTCAGACGGATACCAAAATGTAGCGGATTCAGCAAAGAAAGCTACGCTATCCCTTATGGGATTTGATGAAATCAATAAATTACAAGATGATACAAGCTCAAGCAAGGGTTCAAGCGGTGGCGGCGGTAGCAGTATTGATTTGACAGATGATATTACTAAGGCGGCTGCTGAATATGAAGCGGCTTGGAATAAAGCATTTGCCAATATGGAAAATTCGGCTGTTGCTTGGGCTGATAAGATAGAGAAAGCACTTGAACCTGTTAGGAAGATATTTAAAGACTTTGCAATCGGGGATTTTTATGCAGCAGGACAAGATACATCTAACCTTGTGGCAGGAATTTTTAATTGGTTTGCAAAGGCTATAGATGATGTTCCTTGGTATACAATCGGACATAATGTAGGGGAGTATTTAGCTGGACTTAATTGGGTTGAAATATTTTCAAGCCTTGGCAATGTGTTATGGCAAGCCATTAAAGCAGTTATCGAATTATGGAGTGGTTCGTTTACGGCAGCACCAATTGAAACGACCTTAATAACGGCTATAGCGGCATTGAAATTTACAGGCTTAGGAAGCGTTTTGAAAAAGAAACTTGTTACAGTAATAGGAACAAGTATTAAAGGTGCTTTAAAATCATTCGGAACAGGCGGTATAATATCAGGAATAGGTGGATTACTTACAACAGATATAGGCACTATTATAGGAGCAGGAACAGCAACAGAAATAGGCTTAACTATAGGTGCAGGAATAGTAGGCGGAATAGTAGCTGCTATTGCTGGATTTAATTTAGGTAATTGGCTCAACGAAAAATTAACAGGCGAGAAAATAGATATGTCAATGTTCGACCAATTAGCATATCTTATAAAAGCACCATTTGAAGATTTACCTAGCTTTATTGACGGAGTGATAGAAACTATCACATTCGGGCATAAAGATGATATAGCAAATTGGTGGACTACAAGTGTTGCACCGTGGTTTACTAAGGAGAAATGGGGAGAACTGGGAGACAACATAAAAACATCTTTAAGCGAAAAATGGAACAGTTTTTCAGATTGGTGGAGCAATACAGCTATTGTAGGTTGGTGGAATAATAATGTTGCACCATGGTTTGAAAAAGAAACATGGGTTGACGCTGTTGATGGAATGAAATTAGGAATACAAGAAAAGTGGGACTCAATCGTTGGTTGGTGGAATAGTCTCGCAATTGTTTCTTGGTGGAGCAATGATGTGAGACCGTGGTTTACTAAGGAAAAATGGGAAAACTTGGCTGACGGAATAAAAAAAGGTATTCAAGGGAAGTGGGATGATGTTGTAGATTGGTGGGATAGCAAACCAGCACTTCAACGCATTTCTGTGGCTATCGAAGATTTTAAAACTAAGATACAGAACGCTTGGAACAGCTTTAAGCAGTGGTGGAATGATTTAGGACTTGAATTTCCACACATTGATACACCACACTTTAAAATTGACGGAGAATTTAGTCTTGCACCGCCTAAAGTGCCAAAAGTCAGTATTGATTGGTATGCAAACGGCGGATTCCCAGGCAAAGGGCAATTGTTTGTCGCAAATGAAGTAGGTCCTGAAATGGTTGGTACTATGGATGGAAGAACGGCGGTAGCTAACCAACAGGAAATTACACAAGGTATTGCTAATGCGGTTTATCCGGCAGTTTACAATGCTGTTAGGGCGGCTATGGCAGAAAGTAGCAATAATATCAATGTAACGCTACAAGGCGACGCAGATAAGCTATTTACAATGGTACAAGATAAAGCTAACAGCTATACAAATATGACAGGTCAAGCAGCCTTTTCGTATTGATAAGATAAAAGTATTGTGCTATTCTTTTGCTATATATAAAAAGCAAAGGGGTAACACAATATGACAGAAAAGAAAGCAAAGAAAAAAGACAGTAAACTAAGCATAGCGGCGGCAATCACAGCACTATTTATATTCACAATCCCAATAGGCTTTATATTGGCTATTGTAGATTTAATTAAAAGTAAAGGCGACAAGTCACAAAGGCACTTAGGCTCTTACTTTGCAATAGTATCGTTTGTACTATTTCTGATGGTCGCCTTTAGTAACGGAAGTGGTAACAGCAGTAACAATGCCAATGCTACGAAACAAACCATTGCAACACAGCAAGATACAGACACAGCAACGAATAATGATACAACACTTAAATACCTTAAGTATGATGTAATTACAGATAGCAATGACAGAGAAGTTCTTGTTGTTTATTTTGACTTTGCAAACAATTCAGAAGATAACACAGCTTTTGCATATAATTATAATGTTACATGTTTTCAGAACGGCAAAGAACTCGACTATCCGTTAGTTAGTTTTGACATTGACGAATACAATAATATTGCAAGAGAATTACAGACAGGTACAAATATTACAGTTGCAAGGATATATATACTAGAAGATAAAAGTAATGTTGATTTAGAAGTAACGCCATTGGGAGATGATAAAAAACTTATAAAATTAACATTAGAATTACAGTAGAGGGAATATGTATGTCAGTGAAAAAAGAACTAAACGAAATGCTAGAAGCAATGGGAGTGAAGAGGAAACAACAGCCACAAATTCAACGCCCACTAAATCCTAACTTTAAAGGAGTGTACAGAGCGACAGAAAACGGCTTAGTTGAAGTATATTGCCCGAGATGTAACAGTTGGGACTGTTCTCACACGCAGATTACAACAACTGTACCGCAGAAATCCAAGACAAGATATTCTGTTAATCTAAATCCTTTAAGACCGTTTACATTGGTTAATAAGAAAGAGAAGATTAAGCAACAAGGCGGAACTTATTCACAGCATAGATTTGTATGTAACAGATGTGGGTTGATTTTTTGGTAAACAAAAGGCTGTCAGCCCGACAACTGACAGCCAAAAGTCACAATACCGCTTAAACAAACAGCACAGATATTATATAACACTAATTGAATTAACGCAATAGAAATATTAAGGAATGTATCAGAAATGGTGCATTTCTTTTTTAATGCCTTGAAAGGGGTGGTTTGATTGATTGACGCAGTTGTGATAGAGGGGGTTAGATTCCCAGTAGCATATAACGGCTACACATACAGCAGAAATAAGATATGGTCTAAGAACACAGGAAGAAATGATTATGGAGAAATGGTAGGCACGATTGTAGCACTTAAAGACAAGATAGAACTTCAATTACCGCCATTAACAGGTGAACAGGCACTATTACTTGATAATGTAGTAAGCGACATAGATAACCCATTCCCAACAGCACAAGTCTTATTCTTAGGTGGCACACAAAAGGAAATGACAATATACACAGGAGATGTGACATATCCGTATCTCACAAGAGCAAAAAATGAGGACGGACTAATAGTCGGAGCAAAATTAAGTTTAATTCAGAAATAAAGGAGAGTTCCACATGAAACTTAAAACAAGTGAGTTAATAGACAGATTTCAGAGTTTAAGTAACATATCGCATGACAAGACCACAGGCAGAATTGCTATGGCTATTATGTGCAATATCAAGGCATTAGAGGAATTGTACAAGACGACACTACAGACCATTGAAGCTGTCAAAGTTAAGTATGCAGATAAAGATGATAGCGGCAATCCGATTATCAATGATAATCAGTATCAGATTGAATCGGATAACTTAAAGAAACTACAGGAAGAATTACAGGAAATTAATGAGCAGGAGATTGAAGTGCCTGACATGACAATGCTTCCTATAGATGCATTCGATAAATGCGAAGAAATTACGCCAGCTAAACTATACTCAATCGAGTTTATGATATCACATTAATTATAAGCAATAAAGGCGGTGTAGAATGAAGATATTAGACACAGCTATGACGGAAATTGTCAAAGGAAATAGTGCAAGGTACCATTCTAAGTATGTTGTTGATGGAAAAGAACATACCGAAACACTTAACAATTTCAAGTTTCTAAACATGACAAATCCCAATAATGAAATCACGATAGGTAACACTTGCAGTAGCGGTGTTACCTTTTCTGTTTATATGCCACAAGTAAGTCTTGAAAACAAAGAGGTTACTATATATGAGGGTGTAAAAGTTAGTAATGAGATTAAGTATATTAAATTAGGAATATTTACAGTTACTAAGCAGACAAGTGACGGAGAATACACAAGCTACGAAGCATACGACAGAATGTACAAGGCTGATATGCCTTATTTCTCTGATATGACATTCCCAAGCACAGATAAAGCTATTCTTAATGAGATATGCGGTAAGTTAGGTATATCTTTAGCAACAAATATAGCCACAGCACATACTATCAACGACAAGCCACAAGGATATACTTACAGAGAAATTATCGGTTATATGACTATGTTGCAAGGCTGTAACGCGGTAATTAATTCTGATGGAAACCTTGAATTAAGGTGGTATAAGGATAGCGATTATGTACTTGACGGACATAAGTATTATCAGCAAGGCGTTACATTCACAACTTCTAAAGATTTTATAATCGAGAAGTTGACATGCAACAATACGAAGTCAGGCGATAAGGAAACTAGCACGATTACCAGTGGTAGCGGCGCAACAGGGCTTAGTTTTGCCAATCCGTTTATGACGCAAGCAATTCTTGATGAAGTCTATAAAAAGATAGGTGGTTTTACATTTAGACCGCTTACAGTTAAGTTTGTCGGTGATTACCGATTAGAAGTTGGCGACATTATAACTGTCAGCAAGGGTGGCGTTGATTACAAAGTACCTATAATGCAAATTACACACGAATGTGACGGCGGCTTAATGGATACCGTTACATCTATAGGTCAATCTGACACAGAGAATACAAGCGTTGCTTCTGGTCCTATTACTAAGCAGATGGAACGGTACTATGCCGACTTGATACTTGTAAATAAAGCACTTATCAATAAACTATCTGTTGATGAAGCTGATATCAGATACGCAAGCATTGAAACCTTAAAGGCTGTTAATGCTGATATTGACAACCTTAAAACAAATAAACTAGATGCAACATATGCAGATATCATCAATGCTAATGTGGAAAGCCTTAAGGCGGCTAATGCAGAGATAATCAAACTTAAAGCTAATTCATTAACGGTGGATATAGCGGATTTAAAGTATGCACAAATTGATTTTGCTAATGTCAAAGGTCAAGTAGTAGGAACTTCTCTTATTAAAGACGGAGCAGTAACTAATGAAAAAGTACAAAGCCTATCCGCTAATAAGCTAACAGCAGGCACAATTGACGCAAGCAAGATTACAGTTACTAATCTTAATGCGGATAACATTACAGTAGGTACAATCAACGGAAAGCGTATTGGAACAGGTTCGCTATCATTGGATAAACTGTCAGAAGAAGTACCCACTAAAGAATACTTAGACAAAGTACAAGAAGAATTACAAGGTCAGATTGACGGAAATATTGAGACATTCACAAAGACAGAAATACCTACCCTTAATAATGAGCCAGCTATTAACTGGAAAGATAACGCAACGAAAAACAAGCATATAGGCGATATATGCTATGTTGTCAACCCTGCTTCAAGTGCAGACGGATACTCATACAGATTTGCCAACACCGGCACAGAGCAAGCACCTGTATATGAATGGGTACTGATTAAAGATAGTGATGTTACTAAGGCATTACAGGACATTATCAACATTAATGGTGAGATTACTGGAATTAAGAAGTTCAATGTTGAAATTAGTTCATGGAAAACTGATACAGACAGTGAATTATCAAGCCTTAAGACTCGAACAACCAACCTTGAAACTGATATGGGTAACAAGGTTAATACTACGACATTTAATGAGGTTAAACAGACTGTTGATGAAAATAGTTCTACTATAACCAAAATGTCCGAAGCCCTTAGTAATAAGGCTGATAGTAGTACAGTTACCGCATTGAGTAATACTGTTAATAGCATTAAACAGACTGCAGACAGTAACACATCAAGCATATCAAGTCTTACAACTGTAGTTGAGAAAAAAGCTAACCAAGATGAAGTTACAAACATATCTAATAAGCTGACAACTGTTGAGCAAAATCTAAACGGACTAAAGGTTGATGTTACAAATCAGTATCAATACATTGATAATCAGCTTAATGGCAATCATAAGATATATGAGATTGCACATGCACCTACTAAGGATAACTACCCTGCTAATGAATGGAGCATACAGATATATCCAAGCGATGATAGATACCCTAGTGATAGCACATGGGAGTACACAGAAGATGAGTATGAGAAGTATGTTGGAACAATCGCATATTGGAAAGACCAACAAAGAGCATGGCGATTTATAAGAAAGTCTGACGGAACACATGATTGGGTTGAAATCAGTGCGACAGAAACAACCTATCTTCTTAACCAGAACGCTTCTTTAAGAATTGATGTGAACAACATAAGTACAAGTCTATCTTCTCTTACAACTAATATTCAGAACAATTATAGCACTACAACGCAGATGAATAATGCTATTACACAAGCAATAACTAAGGAAAGTAATAGCATCAAACTAGAGGTGTCAGGAACTTACACAACTAAGGATAGCGTAGCTAATACGCTTAAGAGCTACGCAACCACAGCTAGCCTTGCAGCTTATATAAAGAAAGACCCCACAAGCGGCGAGCTTAAATCCGCAATTGAAGCTATAGCAGACGACATTACACTTAATGCAAGTGGAACAATTAATATTAATGGTAATAAGTCTGTTAATATTAACGGCGACTTGTTCACATTAACGACAACTAATACCACTATTTCAGCAGATGGAACAATCACATGTAAAAAATTAAATGCTAAAGGTAGCACAATAGGCGGATACACAATTAATGATTATACTTTAGTGGGTGAACAAGTTGGAATAAGTAGTAAAAGCGGATATGCTTGGGCGTTTTGGGCTGGTTCTGATACACCAGAAAATTCTGTGTTTAAGGTAGGACATGATGGTAGCTTGTATGCAAAATCAGCTCATATTACCGGAGGAGATATAGACATTAACACAAGTACATTGAGTACATCTGCAATTAAACTGAATTACAACAGTAGACATGCTAAAATGTCTCCTTACCAAATAAGTTATACATCAGATGAATATGAATCATTTATGGATGCAGACGGCTTCGCAATTTTGGATAAAAGCGGAAATACTATATCTGAATTAAGAGATAAGTCTTTAATGTTAAATCAGGGAGATTGTTATGTGCATGGATATTATTATATAAGTTCTGGCGGTGCATGGGTTGAACTGTCGGAGTGGATTAAGCAAAAATTAGGTATATAAACCCGCACAGCGGTAGAAAGGAAAAACAATATGTTAAGTATAACAAGAACAACAAATTTAAGCGGAACATCTGTGATTAACGGTCAATCAGCCATGACAATGTATGCGGCTATTCCAGAAACTGGTTCATTGACAATTAGTCAGACAATCACTAACAAGGAATTGTACCTTGCAAATCAGACACAATGTGACGCTGATTATGAGAATTTTAAGGCGGAAGTTAATAAGCTGTTAAAGAGTGAACAGCAGACAATTGATTCAGATACGACAGATATAACAGGAACAATAACAGAGTAAAACATCAGAGAGTGTGGGTTTAAGCCTGCACTCTTATTTTTAAGGAGGTAAATATGAGCCTAACCGGTTTCCTTTCGTACAGCCGTGTAAACTGGCAACAATCGCCAAGTAAAAGTACTCCGCTTAGTGCGGCAAACCTAAATGCAATGGACGTAGGCATTAAGAATAACAATGACATGATTAGCAATCTTCGTGACGAGATTACACAATTAAACAGCAATATTGACGTTAAAAACTCTTTTTGTAAAAATATTGCAAGCGTAGATGGTACTTTTGAAGGTTATGGCTATAATTATTGTTATTATAATAAATCTGCTAAAATAGGAATATTACACTTTGTGTCTCGAATTGAAACACCAGATTCTGCACAGAATAATTTTACCGGATATTACGATGTGACAACAGTCCTTAAGAATATGGATATTACTAGCTTTAATAAAGTATTGGAAAGCAATTATACTCCATACGATTCCACAGGTGTAGTTCGAGCAAAGTTGATAGGCTATGGAACAACATTGTTATATAACTCTGCAAGTCAACATTATTCCTTTGCAAGATACTATACGAAAGATGGTAATAAAGGAGCATGGGCTACAAGCGAATTCCAAAAGGGTGATTATATTATAGGCTCGCTTATATTTAGCTAAGCTTCGAATACTTCCGTTAGTAATTGCACTGTCGTATTTAATATTATTGCTGTTTAGCTGCGGAATGAGAATAAGACGCAAGGTATTGACAAAAATTGCAGAAGAAGATGTAAGGCATTTTTATTGAACATGACAAACTGCAAGAAGCAATTTGCAAGGTTGGCAGTGCCGCATAACATTAACAATATAATATTCGCAATCAAGCACCTTAGTGGAAACACTGGGGTGCTTTTTTGATACACATTTTTTTAGGTTTAGGAGGTAATTTATGAGTAAATTATTCGGAATTGACACATCAAGATGGCAGGGAGATTTTAATTTCAAAGCTGCAAAGGATAATGAGGGCGTGGATTTTGCAATCATCAAGGCAGGCGGTGCTGATGATGGTTTATATGAAGATAGAGAGTTTGAGAACAGCTATAATAAGTTGAAAAGCGCAGACATCCACAAGGGAGCATATTTCTTCGGTAACGCATTAAGCAATGACGAAGCTGTAAATGAAGCCCGATATTTCGCACAGCTTTTAGCAGGCAAATCATTTTGCTATCCAGTGTTCTATGATGTTGAAGCAAGCATGGTTACTGGTAACGACCTCACAGACATTATTATGGCATTCCTTGATGAAATGAGAAACGCAGGCTATAAGAATGTCGGCTTATACTCATATGAGAACTGCATTAACAATTATGTAGATATTTCAAGAGTAAAAGAAGATGGATATGCCGTTTGGGTTGCTAAGTATTCAGATACAGAACCTAGCATTGCTGTTGATTATGATATATGGCAGTTTGGCGGCGGCGTTAATTATCTTAGAGACACACAGATTAACGGACAGACAGTAGACCAGAATTACTGCTACACTGATTATTGCACAGACCATGTTGTCGAAGAAGTAACAGTGCCGGATTATCAGCCAGTACCAGACACTAAGTACCATAAGGGCGACACAGTTAAGGTACTCAACGCAGTTCAGTATGATAACGGCGAGCCGTTCAGCACTTATTATGATGAGTACAGTGTTTTATCAGTTAGTGGCAGAAGAGTTGTTATCGGAATTGACGGAGTAATTACCGCCGCTATTGATGAAGATAACATCAGTCTTATTAAGTGCGTATATGACAGCGATATTAACACAGATACAGTAAGCCGCGGCGACAGCAAGAAAGTTAAAGTTCTTGACAACATTGATTATGACGGCAATAGATTCGGCGTATATTATGATGAGTATGATGTGATTGAAGAGAACGGAGACAGAGTTGTTATCGGAATAGGAGATGTTACAACTGCCGCTGTCAATATTGCTAATCTTGAGTTTGTCGGCGGTGCAAGTTCTGATGATACACCTACAGATATCCCATTCAGCGAAGATATTGAAGAGGGTAGTGCAGTGAGATTTGTTGGTAGCACTGATTATGACGGCACACCTATTAAGGCTTGGTTTGATGAGTATACAGTATCAGAAAAAAGTGGAGGCAGAGTTGTGCTTGTACATAACGGAGAACTGTTTGCCGCAGTCAATGTAACTGATTGCGAACTTATTTAAAAAAACAAAAATACAGGTCTTGCTTTAATGTAAGACCTGTATAAATTAAAAACTTATTTTCTTTCTTTTAGCATTTTTTCAAATGATTCTCGGCGTTCTTTTACATTTTTAAGCCATTCAGATTGAGAATTTGACGATACTAGCTTGTTATCTGAAAGTGAAAGTGATACTTCAACACCTGAAAAAGCGGCAGAAAGCGTTTTATCATCAGCCTGTTTTTCTGCCAAATTTGTTAAATTTTCCATCTTGGCACTTGCTTCTTTGGCATTCAAAGTTCCATTTTCAAAATCATCAATAATTTTAATAGCGTTGCTTATCATTTCTCTATCATTCTTAGAGTATTTATATCCATTAAACACTCCTAGATAAGCAAGCAATGTTGCAACAATGATAACAAGAAAAATCATTGCAATAACTAGGCTTGATTTACTTATTTTTTGATTTTCTTTCATAAAATAATCCTCCGTTTTTGTTTGAATTATAACACATATGTTTTAAAATGTCGAATTGTGTCGAAACTTGCGATATTTTTAAGTTGATTTTTATATTATCAGTATTTATAATAATAATTGTCCGAGAGATTCGGACGAAATCTTCAAGTTTTGGCTAGGTGGCACTGTTTGATTGGCGTTGGCAGTGTCACCGCTGAAAACTGTTAATCTACTGGGGGGGGGTAGGTTGACATGCAAGAACAAATGTTCTATAATAACACCATCGCTACCAGTGTTATATCGTGCAATAAGGGGGATATATGGAGAATGAGGAATACAGACAAAAGATTATCGGATTAATAGATAATTGTAGCAATAACAATTTTTTAAAATTTGTATATGAATTAATTTTATCTTTCAAAAAGAAATGGGGCGTTTAACGCCCCTCTTTCTCATACCAATAGGCTATATTGTCAAATATAGTTTGCTGGTGTTCTTTATTGAGCCTTATCAACTTCTTAACACTATCCAACAATTCTTTATCTGACATTAAGTCGGGAATGATATCAGCATTATCAGTAGATAAATTATCTTCCCACCCCATTAAATATGATGGAGAAATATCAAGAATCTGTGCAGCAACCTGAATTTTATCACTTGGAATGTTTGTTACTGCGTTGTTTTCATACTTATATAATGTCTGCTTAGAAACGCCCATCCTCTTAGCTAACTCTACTTGCGACATTTTATTAAGTTCTCTTTGTTCCTTAATTCTGTCTCCAACAGTTTTAATCATTAGTGTTTCCTCCTTTCCTATCGGTAACTTGATTATAGCACAAAAAAGTTACAAGTCAAGAAAAAAATAACTTGACAAGTTACTTTTGCGGTGTATAATAAGAGTAACTTCAAAAGTTACGAAGTTGGAAAGGAGATGAGAAGATGGTTGATACAAATAAGCTTCGTGGGATTATAGCTGAAAACGGAAAAACGCAGACAGAAGTTGCGCAAATGATAGGTGTAACACCCAAGACTTTCTATTTGCGAATGCACAAGGGCGTTTTTGGCAGCAATGAGATTCAGATTATGATTGATAATTTGAATATTGAAAATCCTATGGAGATTTTTTTTGCAAAGAAAGTAACTTTATAAGTTACTAGGAAGGAGCAAGAATGGCAAGCATTATTGATGAAGTAGAGAAAAGTTATCTTAATAGCCTTAAAGATAACTTATGCACAACTTGTGAGGGAGCTGTATTTATGAAGAAGTATTTTTCTTCAAGGTCTGCTATCTCTGAATTAGAGAATAAGATTTTATCAGAACTCAAAGATAGCAAACTAACAGTTACAGAAATGATTGGGTTTTTAGAATATATGAAACAATCTATTAAAAACCACTCATTTCTTCCCCAAGAGAAAGAACACTGATACAGCATTCTTTATCAGAGGTAATGTTACCCTCTGGTATTTCCTTGGCAGTCTTGAGTATAGATAATACTTTGTCAGAGTGAGGATATTCAAGACCACAGTTAGGGCAAACAATCTTGCTAGTAGATATATCTTCGTTAACAGTATATCTACTATAACAAGTGCAAGTTATTTGAAATTTTAGAAGCATATTTACACCGCCTTTCTTTATTTAGTAAAGGAATTATAACATAAAAAGGAGATAATAATAACAATGAATGAAATTCAAATTAATTTATTAAAAGATTACATACTTGAGGATTTAGAGAAAACAAGAAAAAGCGACATATCTGCAAAAGAAAAGGCAGAATTGGAAATTTCAGCTTTAAGAGCACTTGTAGAGTTAGAAAGCAGTCCAGTAGCCGCAAAAATTGATAAGGCTTATGAAAATTTTACGGCACAGAAAAACGAAATGGATATTAATAAAAACTTTTATGATAAGGTTGCTGAATATTGCGACGAAAGAAAAATACCAATATCAGCATTTGAGAAAATGTGCAGCATTGGTAATGGAACGTGTGGTCGCTGGAAAGATAGTATGTCTTCTCCAACATTAACTACTATACAGAAGATTGCAGAAGCAACAAAAATTCCGATTGAAAAATGGGTTAAGTAAAAAGATACAACAATGAAAGATTTTGTGATACACAGCACTTGTTGATTGCTAATTAAGAAACGATAAGAAACAGAATTTTTGATATTGATGCAATAGAAAAGTGATGGTAGCGGTAAATAGTTGCAAACCACTGATACGCACAATGCTATGACAGTATCCATACAATCTCCTTTCGGAAAGTGTCTACCATCACTTCTCTATTGTATCAATAAATATAAAGTTCTACAAGTTACAACAGATAGGAATGAGCAGAATCGCTTAAATGCACCTTAAAAGGTCAAAATATATCACACACAAATACAAAAGGAAAGGAATGCGTTTATGGAGCTACAGATTTTTAGCAATTCAGAGTTTGGAGAAATTCGAACTATTACTAAAGATGATGAACCTTGGTTTGTGGCAAGTGACATATGCAGGTCATTAGATTTGTCAAACCCAACAATGGCTATGCAAAGAATTGACGATGATGAAAAGGCTAAATTTAATTTAGGGTTATCTGGTGGAGAAACGAATTGTGTAAATGAATATGGTCTTTACTCATTAGCACTTGCAAGCAGAAAAAAGGAAGCCAAAGATTTCAAAAGATGGATTACACATGAGGTTCTTCCGTCCATCAGAAAGAACGGCGGCTACATAGCAGGGCAGGAAACAATGTCTGATGATGAACTCATGGCAAAGGCACTTCTTGTAGCCAATAACAAGATAGCCGAAAGAGATAAGATAATCGAACAGAAGCAAGCAAGAATTGAACAGATGAAACCTAAAGAGATTTTTGCGGACGCAGTAGCAACAAGCCATACATCAATCCTTATTGGAGATTTAGCAAAGTTAATTTGTCAGAATGGTGTGCAAATCGGGCAGAAGCGATTATTTGTATGGTTAAGAGATAGGGGCTATCTGATTAAGAGTGGCAGTTCTTACAATATGCCAACGCAGAGGTATATTGAGCAGGGGCTATTTGAAATCAAGGAAAGCAACCTTGTTAATCCAGATGGAAGCGTAAGAATTACACGCACACCAAAGGTAACAGGCAAAGGACAGGTTTACTTTGTTAATAAGTTCTTGAAAGGAGATAACAATGTTCCCATTCGATGATTCATTACCCTTTGATGAAATACAGGGCATTACAAAACATGAAAGCAAGAGAGTTATTGCTGTTACAGGTGGCATAAGTGACAAAGGCTTAATCAATGAAGTCTGCATGGATATATATGCGCAGGTAGAACGCGAAGTCGGGTGTCGTTTTAGTTGCATTAAGCGTGATGATTTAGCAGATGTGCATGAGTTCATTGATTCTTACGAACCGCCATTATGCCTAATGAAAAGGATAAAAGAATATGAAAGAAAAGATAATTAACATATTCGCAACACTGGCAGGAATCTAAGAAAGTGCAGAACATGTACTTTTGCTACAAGTAAGGAGTGTTTATGGAAGCAAGGATAAGAGAAGAAATGCTCAACTTGGGTATTCTATCCAATAAAAGAGGTTACATCTACATAATCGAAGCTGTTAAACGGTTCAATTCTTCTATAACAATGGAAGAAATTTACAATAACATTGCTAGTACAGTAGGCAAGTCAAGATGTGCTGTTGAAGGGTCAATTAGAACAGCAATTAAATCAGCTAACCATGATTTATCAGCATGGAAGAATTATGACTGCCTCACAACAAGAGGATTTATTGCAACAATGTATTACAGATGCAAGGAGAGTGCCAATGAGTAACATAAAAAGAATTATTAAGCTGAACAGAAACAGACAGAGAGCTATAAGGGAAAAGGATTTCAGAAAGTTCTATACTTTCAGCTGCAAAATCCATCTAATTGAAAGAATGGATAAAGTACCAATAGGAAGTTACATATTAAAGTAAGGAGAGAAAGAAATGGAAAATGCAATTAATAATAACAATATCACATTAATAGGAGTAGTCGAGAAAGAAGCAGAATACTCACATGAAGTATTCGGCGAGGGATACTACATATTTATGCTCAAGTGTTTAAGAACAAGTGGCAATGAAGATGTGTTACCAGTGATGATATCAGATAGACTTACTGATATTAGAGAAATCAAGGTAGGACAGGCTGTCGCGGTTTTAGGACAGATAAGAAGCTTCAATAAGCATACTGACAATATGAAGAGCAAGCTGATTCTAACGGTTTTTGCAAGAGAATTTGAAGCGCTGACACAGGATTCAGAAGAATTACCGTTTGAAGATAATACCAATATGGTTACACTTGACGCTTATATCTGTAAGCCACCTATATACAGATGTACTCCAAAGGGCAGAGAGATTGCAGATATCTTAGTAGCGGTAAACAGACCATATGGCAAGTCAGATTACATACCATGTATAGCATGGGGAAGAAATGCAAGATTTGTAGGCGGACTTGAAACGGGGGAGCATATCCAGATTCAGGGTAGATTCCAGAGCAGGGAATACGCTAAGAAGATAAGCGACAATGAAGTTGAAACAAGAACTGCTTATGAAGTATCGGTAAGCAAGATTGATTATGCAGAGGAGGGTGAAGCTGATGTGTAGTGATATTACAGTTAGAGAGTTAGCAAGTATGGCTATTGATGAAGATGCGGTATGCCAGATATGGGCACCGTTACATGGAACAGTATTTAATGGTTCATTTGATGAAGCTAAGGATTCAGATTATGCAGGCAGAGAGGTTGACAGCTTCCAGATTGAAGATGGCGTATTTGTAATGAATGTTTAAATAATAAGGAAAGGATATTGTTTATGAGAACAACTTTAAAAAAGGTAGTGCTTGAAAACTTTATGTGCTACGCACACGCAGAGTTTGATTTTTACAGCATAACCAAGATTATAGCCGAGAATGGCGTAGGTAAATCAACGATAGCAACCGCGTATCTGTGGTGCTTGTTTAACTGTGATTATGAGTTAAAGGATAATCCGGTTGTCAGACGAGAGGTTGACGGAAAATCCGTTGATGATATGGACGTATCTGTTGAACTTACACTTGATGTTGACGGAAAAGAAATCACTATGAAGAAAGTTCAGAAGCGTACTTATAAAGAAGCTGTAAAAGATGGAAAAATTGTAACAACTGTCAGTGATAATAACTCTTATTACATCAACAGCGTTTCTAAGACTTTAACAGCATTTAATGAGTATCTGGGCATTAATATGAAGATGTTCAAGGCTTGCAGTAATATCAATGCTTTTCTTAGTAGAAAGCCGGATGAAATGAGAGAATATCTTTTCAGCTTAATTGAAAGTGTTACGGACTTAGATATGGCAGGTTCAAGAGAAGAGTTGGCAGAATTAGTACCAATGCTTGAAAAATATACTGTTGAAGAAATCCGTTCAATGAATAAATTGATTTCATCTGATGTTGACAAGCAATCGCCTGTTATTAAAGGACAGATTAAGGAAAAGGAAAGAGATATTCAGATTAAATCTGATATTGATGTATCTGACCTTGAACTGTATAGAAACAGTCTTAAAGAGCAGATTGCTGATTGCATTGCAAAGCAAACGGATAATGGCAAGTTGTTAGCTGAATATGACAAGGCTAGTGCAGATATCCTTGATTTGAAGTTTAAGCAGGGAGATTTATCACGCAAGGCTAACGAGGAGAATATCAAGGCTAGGAGAGTGATTGAGGACAAGATTGCCGACAAGAAGTTTCTTGTTAAACAGACAGAAAAGACTATTGCCGATACCGAAAGCTGTATTGCCAGTTCAGAAAAGACCATTGAGAGCATTAAGGCTTACTTACAGACAGAGCGTGATAAGTGGAAAGAAGAAAATGAGCGTAAGTTTGATGATTCAAGCTTCATCTGCCCTTATTGCGGTAATGAATATAAGGAAGATAAGAAAGAACAGTTAAAGGCTGATTTTGCAAAGCATAAGGCTGATAACTTAGAAGCCATTGCCGATAATGGCAATATGTATAAGGAAAGACTTGATAAGGAAAAAGCTACGCTTGAAAGCCTTAAAGCAGAGCTGCCGCAGCACAAGGAAAGCCTTGTAATGCTGAACACAGCTATTACAGACCTTGAAAAGCAGTTATCCGAACTTCCGCAGGAAATTGATGTGACATCCACAAAAGAATACAAGGCATTTGAACAGCAGATAGCCGAAAAAGAACAGGCTATGCACAAGGCTAATGACATTTCAAGTATCAAGGTTGAATTAAAGGCGCAGGAAACAGCTTTAAGGCAGCAGTTAGCAGAATGTGAAAGCCAGATTGCAAAGTCTGATACGGCAGCAGATGAACAGCGGCTTGAAGAATTAAGGGTAGAACAGCGTACACAGGAACAGAATAAGACTAATGCCGAAAAAATCCTTGATTTGCTTGATGAACTGGATAAGGCAAAGAATGAAACATTGTCTGACAGTATTAACAGCCACTTCTCATTAGTTAAGTGGAAGTTGTTTGAACTGAACAAGTCTGGCGGTTACAAGTCAGTTTGCATACCTACAGTTAACGGAAAATCAATTCTTACAACTATGAGCAATAAGGGTAACAGGATTTTAGGCAGAGTTGATATTTGCAACTCTATTCAGAAGATTAGCGGTATGTCAGTACCTATTATCTTAGATGATAGTGAGAGCCTTGACAGCACTAATCAGAAGAAAGTTGCTGATATGGTCGATAGCCAATTAATTATGCTGATTGTCAATGATAGCGAGAAATTAGAGATTGTGGAGGGATAATATGCAGGGCGAAGACACATATGTACTTACAGTAAGCGATGAAGAAGCAGAAGTTATCAAACAGTTTGTATCAGCAATGGAGAGAGTTACTATTGGCGTAGATAATGATGATATTTGGGATATTATGGAAACCATCGCAAACAAACGGACTTCTGGTAGCGTAACAGGCATAATGATTATGTATGAAGAAAGCGAGGAATAATTATGGCATATAAAGCATTTAACCCAGATTTTACTTGCAAAGGTAAACACTACAAAGAAAACGGAAATGAGATATGTGAAGCTGGTGTGATGCATTATTGTGAAAATCCATTTGATGTACTGGACTATTACCCTCTTGTAAACGAGAATGGCGAGATTTCAGAATTTGCAGAAGTTGAACCGCTGGGAAAAGTTTTTAAAAGAGAAAACAAAAGTGCAACTAATAAACTTCACATTAAAGCCAAGTTGGGCTTAAAAGGTTTTATTAAGGCTTGTATAGATTTTACCCTGGAGAAAACGAAGATTGAGGAAATTGAAGATGACATAGAAAATGACAATAATTCCGCACAGATAGGTTCAAGTGGATATTCCGCACAGATAGGTTCAAGTGGAAATTCCGCAAAGATAGGTTCAAGTGGAGATTCCGCACAGATAGGTTCAAGTGGAGATTACGCACAGATAGGTTCAAGTGGATATTCCGCACAGATAGGTTCAAGTGGAGATTACGCACAGATAGGTTCAAGTGGATA